GAAGCGACGATGGCTCAACAGGCGAGGGCGTCGAGACAGCAGGCGTTGGAAACAGAAGTTTCTACTCTCCAATCGAAATACGGCGACTTTGATGCGGATGCTCTTTACAGGCACGCATTGGCGAACCGTATCCCGAACCTGGAGGCGGCGTACGCTCACATGAACTTCGGATCTTTGGCGACTTATGCGGGAAAACTGCATGAGGAGCGGGAGATAACCGAAACCAAGCGGAACACCAAGGTGGAAACGGGAACTTCTCGACAGGCTGGTGTAGTAACCAGCACGGCAGCGGAAAAACCGATGTCGATTCGTGAAGCGTTTGCCAACGCCAAGAAAGAACACGGCACCTAGACCCAAGGGGTAAAGAATCATGGCGGCTGGTAACAGCAACTTTGACGAGATTCTTTCCACCACGCTCAAGAACTACGTCCCGAAACTCACTGATAACATTTTCAGTGCGCGGCCGTTGTTCTACGCTTTGACGAACGGTCAGACGATTCGTCGAATCAGTGGTGGTGCGAAGATCGTCGTCCCGCTTATTTACGGGACCAACTCAACGGCTGGTTCGTACTCAGGTACGGACACTATTTCCACGACGGCGCAGACGGGCATTAGCGCGGCTGAGTATTCGTGGAAGCAGTACGCGGCCACAGTCACGATCAACGGTATGGAGGAAGCCAAGAACAACGGCGAAGCCCAGATCATTGATCTTCTGGAAGGCAAGATCTTCCAGACCCAGGAAACCATTATCGAGAACATGAACACCATGTTCTTCGGCAACGGTACCGGCAACAGCAGCAAGGACTGGTTGGGGCTTTCGGCTCTGGTTGGTTCTACGGGTTCTCCCGGTGGCATCGACGCCACCGATTCGGATAACTCCTGGTGGCGGTCAGCGGTAACGAACCAGGGTTCGGCCGCTATTACTGTTGCCTCGATGGCGACCCTCTACAACAACTGTTCGGTCGGCAACGACCAGCCCACGATCATCATTTCGGGACAGAACCAGTACGAGGCTTACGAGGCTCTACTGGTCGGTCAGATCCGTTACACGGACACCGACATGGCTGACAAGGGTTTCCAGAACCTGTTGTTCAAGGGCGCACCGATGACTTTCGACGGCACTCTCGCCGGCGAAGGCAAACTCTACATGCTGAACACCAAATACATCCAGTTGGTGGCTCACAGCGACGTTTGGTTCAAGCCAACGCCGTTCGTGCGTCCCACCAACCAGGACGCGGTGTTCTCGCAGTTGCTTTGCTACGGCGAGTTGACCACAAGCAACCGCGCCCGCCAGGGCTACATGTACGGCATCACGCCGGCCTAGTAGTACCCGATGGGACGAGGATTCGCAGACGCATACAAAGTCGGGGTTCGACCGTATGGTCAACCTTCTGGCGACCATTACCGGGAAAGCACTCCGCGGCCTCAAACCGTGGGGCCATCCCGCAATGTTCATCAGATCGCCCCGATCGCAGACCCGAACCTTGTTCCGGCGGCACCCAAGTGCAGCGCGCTGACCCGCAGCGGGGATCCCTGTAAGGGGCATCCTCCTGCGGGCAGCGACCTGTGCGTCTTTCATAGGGAGTAGCCGTGGACATTTCGACCATGCGGTCGTATGTCCGCTCTGTGGTGGACATCGATTCCACCGATATTTCCGACGATACCCTCAACCGTTTCCTGGGCGAAGGCTACGATGTCATCGTCTATTCGGAGAAGCGGTGGCCGTTCTTTGAGGTGTCGACCACGTTCGACACGGTAGCGTCGCAGAAGGACTATACGCTGGCGGTGATCGGCGCATCCGTGACGGGTGGTTTGCGTGAACTTGCCGCTCTCCGCACCGATGACCACGTTGCGACCTATGTGGGCCGCGACGAAGGCGATGTAGTCTATCCGTTGAATGTGACAGGCCAGGGGTCGCCCTGGTGGTGGTCATTTTGGGGTGACACGGTTCGCCTGTACCCTACGCCCACAAGCGCGGAAACGATCAATGTGCGCGGATACAAGAACCCGACTACTTTCGGGGCTGGCGTATCCGATGCTACGGAACCGTCCGATCTACCCGATCCGTTCCATATCGTGGTAGCGACGTATGGGATTGCCCGTGCTTACGAGCAGCAGGAAGATCCCACGATGGCGACCCAGTATTTCCAGATTTTCAATCAGGAACTCGACAATCTGAAAGCACGCTACGACGACATGCCGGCGCCTCAGCCCGTGTTGTTGAACAGTCGCAGCGCCTCACGGTGGCGTTCCCAGGTCATCCTCCCAAACCGTATGCGCTATTCGTGGGAGTAACCGGTGGCTACGCGTAGTCAGTTCAAGTTAGAAACCCTCGAATCGTTCACCGGTGGACTGAACCTTCGTACCGACCAGTTCAACCTGGAAGACAACGAATCACCGGATCTTCTCAATGTTCTCGTAGATCCCCGTGGGGGGATCAGAATGCGCGACGGCGTCGATCGTCGCAACACGACGGCTCTGAGCGCCGACGTAAAGGGCATTTGGGCACTCCACACGGATAGCGGCACCAATCACCTGATGGTCAACTACGGGACCAAGGTCGCCTATTCGACTACGGCGAACTTCACGGATCTGACCGGAATCACGGCCCGCACCGACGGATCCAGGGTTTACGGGATGACCATGAACAATGTTGCCTACGGCGTGTCATACGACAAGGTGTCATTCAAGTGGGATGGTTCGTCTGCCGCCGACCTGGGTACGACTCTGGATGGTTCAGCCGGCAACTTCCCCCAGGCCCAGTACGTTGCGTTCTGGAACAACTTCGCGTGGGCCGCGTACACCTACGAATCAGCCACCGGTTACAAGTACCGGGTACGGTGGTCGAACGCCAACGATCCTGAGAAGTGGACGGCGACAGACTACGTCGACATCGACAAGGGCGAACACGGCGACTACATCACCGGCCTGTGCCCGATGGGTGATCGACTCCTGATATTCAAGTCGAACAGCGTCTACGCCATTTTCGGATTCGATTCGGATTCATTCCAGGTGGTCACGTTGACCGACAGCGTCGGATCTGTGCCGCTGTCACAACCCATTTCCACCCCTTATGGGGTGTTTTTCTGGTATGCCGACCAGGGCGTCTTCGCCTACAACAAGGAAAACTTTTCGTGGGTGTTCGACAAGATCGCTCCGGCGATCACTGATGGCCGCATCTCGTTCACCTCGAATCCGCAACTAGCGTGGGGTAACCAGAAAGCGTACGTCAGTGTCGATTGGACAGAGGAAGGTACGACGACTCGACGGACGTTCATTTATGATCCGACTTTGGGACCAACGGGTGCCTGGGTGCTGACCGACATTGACGCCGGCCCACTGTACGCCTACCGGCCTCCCAACTCGTCACCGACCGTATTCGCTGGTTGTGTGGCGAATACGGGCGTTGTCGTCGATGTCGAGGATGAACAGAACCGCACCAGCGACAGGTACGCCAGTTCCACGGAAACCCACATTTCTTCCCATTTCTTCACGACCTGGATGACGGGAAGGAACCCGATCGTGAAGAAACGGTGGGGTCGACCTCGAATGGTTACTTCAGCCGAATCGACGATTACGCTCCCTGTCGACATCTACAAGGACTACGACAAGTCGGCTCAGACGACATCTTTCGATGTCGCTGTTGCCGGCAAGACTTCCACATCCAGGTGGGACACCGCCAAGTGGGATGACAGCGACGACAGTTCCGATTATGTGGCTAAGTGGGATGCGATTGCTCGTTCGTTGACTGCGGATGTCATCAATCTGCCGACTTTGGGAACAGCCAAGAGCATCAGTTTGAAGGTGAGTGGGCCAACGTCGGATAATCATTGGGAAGTCAATGCATTGGCTTTCACCTATACTCCCAGGAGACTCAGGTAAATGGCGACACTTGCCGTCACAAACGACTTCTCAGCAGGAACAACGATTGTTGCTGCCGACATGAACCAGAACTTCACGGATATTGAAACATTTGTGAACTCGTCGCCTGGGCTTGTTCAGAACACCCTGGTCGACGCCAAGGGGGACATCCTCGCTGGTTCGGCCGATAATACGCTGGTTCGCGTCGGTGTCGGGGCGAATGGGACGTTCCTGGTAGCGGATTCCAGCGCAACCCCAGGGGTTGCGTGGGTGACCACGGCTGTGGACGACAACATCATCGCAAACCAAGTTTTCTCATAGAGGAAAGGCACAATGGCAACGTATTCAAAAGAGTTCCTGTCGGGCAGCACAAACGGCAAGAACATTTCCATCACCTCGACTACAGCAGGATCGCCTGTAACGATCCATACCGTCGGTTCGGGTACTTCCAACAGGGACGAGATTTGGGTGTACGCCTGCAACACTTCCGCTTCAGCGGTCGTGTTGACCGTCCAGTTTGGTGGCACGACCGATCAGGACGACTACATCGAGTTGGAACTGGCAGCCGATTCGGGGATGACGTTGATCGTTCCTGGGTTCCTGCTGGACAACAGCCTGATTGTGAAGGCGCACGCTGCGTCGGCGAACGTCATCAACGTCAACGGTTTCGTAAACCGTATTACTGCCTAGCAGATGTTCCGCCAGGACCGCACCAACCCGTCCACCGCTGTTTCCAACTGGAAGGGGCGGCATGACACCGCTAAGGGGTGGCCTTCGACGGCTGTCTCTACTTGGCTAAACGGTGGCCTGCACGAATCGTGGTTTGCGGGGTCCGCTTCTGGCGGAACCGAATCCACCTCAGGCGGCTACAAGCGTCACATCTTCACCTCGTCTGGCACCCTCACCGTGTCGGCAGGTTCAGGGCTGGTTGAAGTCCTCGTCGTCGCAGGCGGCGGTGCAGGTGCGAACCGTGGCGGTGGCGGTGGCGGTGCAGGCGGGTATCGGATAACTGCGAGCGACGGCCTTGCTTTCGGATCTGTTAACTCAGGAACAGGCTCCTACACGATCACGGTCGGTGCTGGCGGTGCTGCCGCTACAGGATCGGTTGTACAGGGCAACAACGGTGTCGCCTCGTCCGCCGCTTTGGAAAGCACCATCGCGTCTACGGGCGGGGGCGGTGGCGGTACGGGCGACTCTGGCAGCAACCTTGACGGTCGGGATGGCGGTTCGGGCGGCGGCGGTGCCAAGAATGTGGAGAAGGGATCAGATCCAGGTAGTGGTAACGCTGGCGGCTATGACCCCGTGGAGGGTTACGACGGTGGTGCCAACCCCGATGGCGGCGCCGACAATGGCGCTGGCGGCGGTGGAGCATCCGAAGCGGCAGCCTCCGCTGCTGGTGGGTCTGCTGGTGGCGACGGTCTAGCCAACGACTACAGCGGCTCGTCTGTCACCTATGCGGGTGGCGGCGGCGGCGGCCTAGAGGCGACAGGTACGCCCCATGCTGGCGGCGCTGGCGGCGGCGGTGCAGGCGGCGACGGCAGCAATGATCCTGCTGGTGCTGGTACTGCGGGTACGGCAAACACGGGCGGCGGTGGCGGCGGTGGCGGTGTCGGACTCTCGGGTTCTAACATGTACGGGGCAGCGGGCGGCAGCGGAATCGTCATCGTCCGCTACCCAGCGTAGGAGTAACGATGGCTCATTTTGCAGAAGTCCTAGACGGCATCGTGACGCGCGTTCTCGTCGTCCCCGACGAGGAGGAGGGCCGTGGGCAGGAATACATGGCCGTCGACCTCGGACTCGGTGGCATCTGGGTCCAGACCTCGTACAACACGCGCGGCAACGTCCACTACGGATCGGACGGTGAACCTGACGGCGGCACGCCTGTCGGATACAACTATGCCGCCACGGGTTTCACCTACGACGCTGCCCTCGGGGCGTTCCGTGCCCCTCAACCGTGGCCGTCATGGCTGCTGGACACAGATACCCAACTGTGGGAGGCACCTGTTGCTGTGCCTGATGATGGTGTCACCTACTGCTGGGACGAGGACACGGTTTCGTGGATTGAGCGATGAACACACCCACCGACATCCGACAGGTAAAGATCCCGACCATAGCGGTCGGCCTCATCCTGTCCGTGGCGGTGATCGCTGGAACGATCACATGGTCGTCTGCCCGCACGGTGGCCCGCATCGACCGTCTTGAGGAATCTGTTGAAGCGATTGAAGATTCGATGGATATGCACGCTTATGCGCGAGTGGAAGATGTTTCGGAAGACATTCGGGATTTAGAAACACGGCTGGCTGCGATGGAGGAACTGTGTAACCGCGTTGACACTATGGAGGAACTTGTCGCAGGGATCGCCACATCGGTGAGTGCACTGTTGATGGAGGCAGAGCAGGAGTGGTGGTCTGATGCCGACGGTTGAGTATAAGCCGACTCACCGGTTTGTTGGGCCGAACGCTACATCTATTGAGTACGAACTTCGCAAGATTCAAGAAAAACTGGACAACTTGGAGGCGCGTGTAGCGGCTCTGGAGTCTCCGTAGGAGAAACATGGGTATTAGGAGATCAGCAGCAGAATACGGATCTACCGTGGGTGATGAACAGTTGGCGGTAGCCGGAACTGCCGTGTCGCTTGCTTCGGTTCCTGCCACGGCGGTAGCGGCGATGGTGACTAACGGAGCCGAACCCATCAGGGTTCGGTGGGGAACGCCGACGGCCAGCGTGGGCCATTACATCAATCCTTACAGCGTGTTGGACTTGTACCAGGACGATTTGACGGATGTGAAGTTTATTCGGGTGTCGTCGAGTAGCACTATCGATGTCACTTACTTCGGCTAGGAGAGAAGATGCCTTCGCGTATTACTCAACGAATCGATCAAGTCCCCACGGGGGACATTACTGCTGTGACTGCTGGTGTTGCAATCAACGGGGGCGGTACGAGCGGTGCGGTTGTAATAAATGTAACGGTCGAGAACGACGATCTTGTGATTGCCGGCCAGGTCTATAGTTAGCGGGACAGAAGGAACCTATTGTTATGGCGAATACACCAGGAAACGCTCCACCCTCAGTGAACCAGTTGGATGCGTTCATGCAGGCTCGATCGCCGTCGGCGGAGATCGGAAAGTTCAATCAGGATCCGCAGGCTGCCGCTGTGATGCAGTGGTTGGCGACACCGGAGGCGCAGGAGTTTTTGCGCCGGATCGTGATGGAGCAGGGTTTGATGGGTCAGGGGCCGCCTCCTGGCGCACCTGGTCCTGGTGGTCCTGGTCCTGGTGGTCCTCCTGGGATGCCAAGCCCTGGTGGCCCTCCCGGCGGTCCCGGCCCTGGTGGTCCTGGTCCTGGTGGCCCTCCTGGTCCTTCTGGGGGCGGTCAAGGTCGACCCCCACGGGGTTTGCCGACACCTATAATCGCACCGGGGATGGGTCCATCGCCGGCACCGGGCGTGCCGGGTGGCGAACGGGATCTGTCAGATCCAGCATCTTTCGGCCCGCAGGGCGGTCATCCGTTGGCCGGTGTAGGCGGCGCTCTTGGTGGTCCTCGACCGGTGTTTGATCCACGGACAGGCATGCAGTTGCATGTCGACCCGAACACGGTGCGGGGCGCTGGACGACAGTCGTCTGGCCCTGGTCGTGCTGCCGCCATCCAGGCTCTGATAGCAGAGCAGGCTGCTGGCGGCAGAGTCGGTCGCTGACCTTTCACGGTGGCGATTGACTTCAACGTCACGAACCGCTCCAAGGAGTCGGTTGGGCCTCTGACGCCGGCTGGCGTCCAGGGTCGCGCTGCTGGCGCTATTTCGCCGTCCCCGTTGGGGAATGTTCCGAAGTATGCGTCGGTTGCCAAGAGTGGCCGTGATCTGCGTCGCCGTTTGTCGGGGTTGCAGCATCAGCGTGAGGGGTATGGCCGGCAGCGGGCGATGGGTTTGGATGACATGAGTCGCCGGTTTGGGGATCTGCGTCGGCAGATCCCCGGTCAGTTCAATCAGCGCGGCATGTTGGATTCGGGCCAGTTTCAGCGGGGGTTGGGTCGGACGTATACGGATGAGTTGCGTCAGGCTGGCCGCTACGAGATGGGTGTGCAGGGTGCGTTGGACCAGTTGGCTGCTCAACAGTGGGAGGCGGAGCAGGCGTACGCTGGGCAGCGTTTGGGTGGCGTTATGGATGATGCGTCGCGTCGGGCTGTGATGGCTACACGGATCAGGGGCGCCTGATGCCTGGTCCTCGCAGTCGGGGCGGTCGGATGGCTCCGTCTGTACGCAGTCCTAGCGGCATTATTACGAATGCTGCGACCGTCAAACCGGGTGGCGGCAATAGCGAGTTAGACGCCATGATGGGTTCTTATGGCGGTGGCAACGCCGCTGTGGCTCAACCCGGTTGGGCAGAACAGAGTTTGGCTACCGGTTCGATACCAACCCCCGCCGTGAATCAAGTTCGACGAGGTCGACAAGCCTCTAGTCGGGCTGCTGCTCCGACACCGGCAAGGATCGCGAGTCCGATGGCGCAGGCACCTGCGCCCGTTGCGTCCCGTCCCGATCCTGGCGCTTTGGCAGCCGCCAGGTATAAAGCAGCGTGGATGGCGCCTGCTGTAGATCGTCCTGCACCGGGGGTGCTGGAGGCAGCGAGGTATGACAGGGCGGCAGAGGTTTATGCCGATCCGGTTACGGGTGCGCCGACGCCGGCGTATGAAAAGGCGCAGGCTGCTCCGACGTTTGGTTCACCAGGCGCTATGGGTGGTGAACCTGTAGACGCGTTGACAGCATTTTTGAATCAGGTCGAGTCTGATGATTGGAAGAACTTTGTAGCAAACAATGCTCCTGCTGCTCCTGCTCCTACTGCTCCGACTTCGACATTGGGTGTCCCCATCGAAGACGCATACACCGACATGTTCACCGATTTGCGGGAGGACGCTGAAACGGCGTTTGATACGTCGGAGGACTATTTCACTACAGAAGGCGACGCGACAACCGGTTTCTACGATACGGGCGCTGATCTGTCAGGCCAGTATTTCGATGATCGCGGTACCGCTGCGGAAGACTATTTCGGCGGGACGCGGGACGACGCCCTTGAATATCTGACGGGCCGGGAGGGCCGTGAACAGCAGCAGATCCTGGACATGGCGGATATGCGTCGGGGAAATGTCAACCAGCAGTACCAGCACATGATCGATGCGTTGAACGCCGAGCAGGCGCGTCGAGGCGGCGTGTACGACCAGTTGGAAACTCAACGTGGCGCAAGGTTGAATGACTACGAGGCGCAGTTGTTGAGCCAGATGGAGGGTCTGGAGGGGCAGCGTCTGACCCAGGAGCAGGCGATGATAGACGCTACGAGCGGCCGCTATACGGGCGCTCAGGGTGGTTTGGATCAGCGCCGGTTGGATGCGGAGGCTGCCCTGCGGGAGCAGGGCATTAGTCCGGAGGCGTATACGACGGCGGTTGGTGCGGAGACTGCGGGGCTGTTGGGGTCGCAGGCTCTTTCGTCGCAGGATCTGCAGGGCAGGTTGGCGTCGATTGCGGCGTCGGAGGCTACGGATCGTTCGTTGGGGGCGACGGGGTTGTTCCAGGATGCCCGTGCCGCTTTGGCGGATGAGTTGTTTGGTGGCCGTGCGAACCTTGCGGAGGATATTGCTGGTCGGCGCACGGGTCTGGGTTTGCAGAGCATGCAGGCGTTGGGTGGCATCAATACGGGCGAGTTGGGGTCGCAGCATACGTTGGCGAACGAGATCGCTCAGGGGCGCTTTGGAGCCAACCAGGCGTACAGCACGGGGATGTATAACACTGGCGAGCAGATTGCTGCCGGGAGGTTTGAGGGTTCTGAGGCGGCCCGTACGGGGGCGTTTGGTGCGGGTCAGGCGCAGCGTGCCGGCATCTATGGGGCACAGCAGACGTATAACACCGAGATATCGCGGATCAATGAGGCGGAGGCGTCGGGGCAGATTTCGAGGGCGGAGGCTGCCCAGGCGAAGGCTGAGGCTGAGGCGAACGCTGCTCAGGCTAGGGCTGCGGAGTCAGCCCAGTTTGCGACGATCGATATGCAGATGGGTTTGACGCCGGGTACGGCTGAGGCGATGGCGGCGGGCGGCTTGTTGGGCGATTTGTACGGCGATTTGATGGGTGAGGCGGAAGCCAACGAGTACGAGAACATGATGCCGTGGACGCCTACGGGTGGCAGCGAGACTTACTTTGTGGATCCTGAGATTGCTATGAGGGCGGAGATTGATGCTGCTCAGAGTAGTCCGGTGGGGTTCTATCCGGTGAATATCAACGGGCAGATGGTGCCTATGCCGATTACCGGTTGGGGAGATGTTGAGGCGTCGCAGGAGTACGAGGCACGGAGGTAGTCGTGCCGTCCCGCGAAGATATTCTGGCGAACATTACGACTGGGCCTGGCCGGCCGAGCCGTAAGGACATTCTCGCCAACATGACTACGGGCGTTGACAGCCCGTTGATTAGCCTGGTGAAGGGTCCAAAGGACGCTCCGCAGCGTACGCCTGTGACGACAAGCCAGTTGGTGCCGCGGGCGGAGCCGGTGATAATACCGGAAGCGCCGGAGCCGGAACCGGGACCGTTCGAGTTCGCTGGCCCGTTGGGGAAGTTCATTGATCTGATCGATACGCCGCGTGCGGCGATCGTGTCGACGATCAAAGAGGTCGGGGATCTGTTCACGGGGGAGGGGTTTTCGCCTGTTGATTGGTGGAAGCAGACTGAGGACAACCTGTTCATGCAGGATGTGATGCGTGACTGGGGGGTGGATCTTCCTGGCCCGTTGGAGATGGTGGTGGGGTTGGGGTTCGACATTGCGTTTGATCCGATTACCTATATGACTGGTGGTATTGGGGC